AGATGGCTTCTATGGGTATTAACGTCACTCGCAAGCGCAAAGTAAATACCTATAAAGTTCTATGGTATAAAGTCACAGCTCATTCTATTTTAGAGGGACCTATTGAGTGGTCAGGTTCTACTATTCCGATTATTCCAGTATTTGGAAGAGAGATTAACTTAGACGGAAAGCGTGAATTCCGTGGTGTTATTCATGATGGCAAAGACGGTCAGCGTATGCACAATTATTGGTGGAGTGCTGCAACAGAACGTGTTGCGTTAGCTCCTAAATCTCCTTGGGTTGGTGCAGCTGAGAACTTCGAGGGGCATGAGGAACGATGGAATACAGCTAATATTACCAATTGGTCATATCTTCCATATACTCCAACAGCTACCGGAGACCGACCGCAACGTCAAGACCCACCACCTATGCCAAGCCAAGAACTACAAATTGCATCGTTAACAGAGCAAGGTATTAAATCATCCATTGGTATTTACGACGCTATGTTAGGGCAGAAGAGCCAAGAGACAAGCGGTATTGCCATCCAATCAAGACAACAGCAAGGAGATACCGCTAATTTTGTGTTCACCGATAATCTTAATCTTGCTATTCAGCGTGTATATAAGATTTTAGTTGAAACTATTCCAGCTGTGTATGATGGAAACCGTATCATTCGTATGCACTTCGCAGATGGTACGGGTGATTTTGTAGAGATCAACAAAACAATAAGAGACGAGCAAACAGGAAAAGAAGTAATCGTGCATGATTTAGGAATGGGTAAATATGATGTAACTGTTACTACTGGTCCACAATATTCTACACAACGTCAAGAAGCAGCCAACACATTATTAGAGTTTGCTAAATCGGTTCCACAAGCCGCACAGATTGGGGGAGACTTGATAGCGTCTAATCTTGATGCTCCAAACATGGATATTATGGCCGAACGTCTTAAAAAGTTATTGCCTCCTAATATGCTCACACCGGAAGAGCAACAAGAGATTGCTAAGGATAGCCCACCTCCTGCACCACCTCCACCGCCAACACCGGAGCAACAGATAGCACAAATGGATATGCAGTCCGCACAAGCTAAACAGCAATTTGATTTACAGATGCAACAGCTTAAAATACAAGAAGCTAACATAAAATTACAAACTACACAAATTGAAGCACAAAACAAAATGGAGGAAATAAATGAACCGAAAGATAAAGAGAAACCAAATGAAAATGCTCATCAAGACGAAGCGGAAGATCGAAGCCTTATCCAAACAATTGTCCATGATGAAGTAGCCAAGGCTATAGCAGAACTAATCAGCCATGCAAGAGCGCAACAACAAGTCCAACAATCACCGCAAGAAGAACAACAAGAGCCAGCCGATAATCAAATGGAGGAGCAGGGCGAGGGTTAATACCCTGCATCCCGTACCATCCTTTTAATTACTTCCTCCATAGACAAATCACCGTTATCTAACTTCATCTGCTGTAATGCTTTCCATGTAGTTAATGAAAGCTTAACTGTTTTTATAGTTACTTTTTTAGCCACATACTCCCCTTTCTACTTTTATACAAGTATACCATATATGAAATAATATCAATGTAAATACACCGACCCAAGAAAGGGGAACGAGCATTATGGATACAACAGCAGACAGTTTTATTATTGAGAGTAACAAGCCGCAAACAGTTGAGGAAGTAGCACCTGAACCTACAGCAATAGAAGAAGAAGTGAAAGAACCTGAACAAATTGTTGAAGAGCCACAAACAGCAGAGGAAGAAACTCCAAAGCCACAAGGTAAATCAAGAGCACAAAAGCGTATTGAAGCTCTCATTCAAGAAAAGCATGAATTAGCAAGAAAAGTTCAAGAACTTGAAGCATCAAAAGTTATTAAGACTAAAGAACTTAGCGCAGATGATTTTGAAGATTACGAAGATTATTTGGAAGCAGTAGCAGAAAGTAAGCCTAAAGAGGTAACGAAAGAGGTACTGCCTACTAATGACAATGATTTAGTAATTGAAAAGAGTATGGCTATCTTTGAAGATGCTCGCGAAAAGTATCCTGACTTTGATGAAAAGGTATCCGATCGATCATTGCCACTTACAATTGACTTGCTAAGAGTCATTAACGAGAGCGACGACGCTGGGGAAGTCGCATATTATCTCGCCAACAACCCTAAAGAAACAAAACGTATCGCTGAACTATCGCAAGCGAAAATGGCGATAGAGGTAGGAAAGATTGAGATCAAGTTGTCTCAACCGAAAACGGAGCCTAAGGCACCCACTAAAAAAGTAACACAAGCCCAAGACCCAATCAGTCCTGTCGGTGGTTCTAACAGTGCGCCTAAAACAATCTATGATGCTGACTCGTACAAAGAGTATGAGAGTATGCGTAGAGATACAGCGAAATCCCGCGGCGGATTCGTTTAATAATAGGAGAATATCATGCCACAAACAACTGGTATAGGTGGTAAGTTTCTTACCAATGACCTCATCCTTAAAGAGATGATGTATCAATTCAAAAACAACCTTGTTGCGTGTAAGCGCGTTTATCGTGACCTTGAACCCAAAATGGTATCAGGAGTGGGTAATGCTGTAAGCGTTAAAAAACCATACCGTATTATGTCTACCGAGGGGCGTACTATCGGTTACCAACCACTTGTTGACAATGCGGTAACTATCACTATCAACCGTCAGCGTAATATCGGTTTGGCTATCACCATTCAAGATATGTCATTATCTCTTGAAGATTTTAGCCAACGTTATATTATGCCATCGGTTGCTGAGATTGCTAACCAAATGGAAACATCTGTATTTGCAGAAGCTTCAAAAGCGTACTTCATGACGGGTACTCCGGGGACTGACTTGTCATATGCTTCATTCGCTTTGACTAAGGCACAGATGAACCAAGTATCTATCCCTGATGATGGCACAGGCTTACGTTCTGCACTTATCAATGATACAGATGCGGCCTATATTTCTCAATCACTTGCTACATTGTTTGCTGGTGGCGGAAGCATGGCGAAAGATTCTATCCAAAAAGGATATATGGGGCCATTGAGCGGTATGGAGTTCTATTCATCTCCAATTTTGCCAACTCATACGGTGGGTAACTATTCAGGTACACCGCTTGCCAATAGTGCAACTGCACAAACTGGTTCAGCTATTCTTACCAAGGGATGGACTGCTTCTGTTACAGGGCTATTGAACGTTAACGACATCATCACTTTTGCCGGTGTTTATGAGATCAACCCTGTTACACGTTTGTCTACTGGTCGTTTGCAGACTTTCGCAGTAACTGCAACTGTTAACTCCGATGCAGGTGGATTGGCAACAATTAATGTTAGCCCATCAATCAACGATGGTACATTGACCACAACCGACATCGAGGGAACAACTGTATCACTTGCGTCTTATCAAAACGTATCTGCTGCTATTGCTAACAATGCAGCAATTACTGTTATCGGTACTGCTAACGGTGTATATCGTAAGAACTTCTACATGCACAAAAACGCGATCGCATTGTGTGTTCCTCAAATGGAACTTCCGACATCAGCAGTTGTTGCAGAACGTATCACAGATACAGAGAGTGGGCTTTCATTGTCACTTACCAAGTTCTTCGATGGTGTGAATCACAAAGAGATTACACGTATCGATGCTATTTGGGGGGTTAAACTAATGAACCCTGAATTGATCTTCAAACAATACACGGGTAAAATCGCGTAACTTGATCATCTCCTCTTCGGAGGGGATTATTCAAATTTACTTTAAAGGAAAGCTAATGAAACAGTTTATTGGTACAAAGATTATCAATGCAAAGCCGATGACCCGGTTGGAATACAATCAGTTCCGAGGGTGGGAGTTGCCTGCTGATGAGAACGGGGAAGATGAGGGGTTTTTGGTTGAGTATGTCGATGGAGGGGCAGCTAATACTACAGAATATTCCGGTTATGTTTCATGGAGCCCTGCGGACGTTTTTGCACGTGCTTATAAAACATCTGGGAATTTAACGTTCGGTGATGCGATCGAATACATGAAGCAAGGGGCTAAAGTAAGCCGAAAAGGTTGGAATGGCAAAGCGATGTATTTATCGTACAAAGTAGGTTATCCAAATGGAGTTCCAGCAAATGAAGCACACGCCAAAGCTCACAACTGTA